AAAAGGTACACAAGGCACCCCATTTTAACATTTCCCAACAGGTTTTTAACATTTGCTAACACACTTTGGCACGCTTTTTGTTGCCGTGCCACAAGTACCACAATTAACAAGTATTAACACATTTAACACACCGTTAACACAGTTAATTTTTCACAAAAGAAATGTTTCACGTGGAACAGTAAGAGCAGATGTTTATTGTTAAAAAGAATTAAATTAAAACTTTTACATTATTTAACAAAAATAATTTGGTGGTTTCGTGGAAAATGCGTATCTTTGCAACAGATTTAGAAATTTAGTTAAACCCTTTAAAATACAAGAATATGGCAACATATAAAATTACTTTAGAGTGTGAAACCGTTTTATCAGTTAACGGTAAACGTGTTAAAAGTGAAGTAACACAAAGCACGCAAACAGTAACAGATGTTTCTTCTTTTGAAGATGCGGCAAAGGTTATGTATCAGCATGAAGTAAACTGCATTAAGCACAACACCTTACCAAAGTTAACAAAGGACGTATACACATGTTATCAGTCAAAAGATAGTTTGCAATATATAAACGAATTCGGCTGCTGCGTTACACAGATTTGCAACAAGTTGGGAAAAGACGCAAGTTCTTTCTTACAGTTGACACAGACAACAGAACACATCTTATAAGTTTAACCGCCTGTGAGGGTAACACCTTACAGGCTTAAAATAATTGATATATGGAACATTCATATTTTAGAATCACATTAAAACAAACCGACAAAGAAACGGTTTTTATGGTACGTTCTGACAAGGTAAGCGAATTCTTTAACAACAAAATCGACTACTTACAGGGCGATTGTTCAATAACTGTTAAGGGTCGTTTTCCGACACACAAAGATAGTAGAAAGTGGTTTGTAATTTCAACTAAATAATAATGATATGAAAAGAATTAAGTATTTTACATTGTCCGAGTTCATTAACTCAGCTACCGCAAAACGTTTGGGTATTGATAACACCCCTACCTTTGAGGTAGTTGACAACTTGAATCATTTAGCGGATTACTTAGACGAAATTCGTGAAAAGTTGGGTAAACCTATCTTAGTTAATAGCGGTTTCCGTTGTCCTGTGTTAAATAAAGCCGTTGGTGGTGTGGCTAATAGTCAACACTTAAAGGGTTTAGCTGCTGACGTTGTTTGTAGTGATATGAATACCTTAGAAAAGGTTCTAAGAGAAACAGGCGGTTTTGACCAATTTATTAAAGAACACCGTAAAGGGTCTGCGTCTTTTTGGTTTCATGTTTCGGTCTGTAACCGTAACGGTAAACCAAGACAACAAGTTATAATGAATCTAGAAAAGAAATAGTTATGGAAAAAACAATAGAAATTTTGTTGAAGTCAATTAAAGTTTCAACAGAAAATTTGCAGAATATAGCAGAAGAAACAACAGGCACAAACGGCATGTTATTAAATTCTGTTATTGGGGTATTAAAGGCGCAAACCTTAGTAATAAAAACTATTTCTTGCAAACTTGATGAAGAAACGGCAAAGAAAAACCGCGCTTTAGATTTTATTTGTAGCAAAGGTTTAGCTTATGAATTTTCTAATAAAAAATAAAAAAACAGGCGGTAACAACTTTACCGCCTGTTTTATTTATAGATAAACACCGTTTCCAAGTTGTGAAACAATTTCATTAAATTCGTCAACTAACATCGTGTTATTTGTTGACAAGTTAACGTTTTCAAACTGTGCAAACCCTGTAACGTCCCCAATACGTTTTTGTTCGGTGGTGTTATTTACAGGAACATTCAACGGTTCAAAGTACTTGATAGTAATATAAGGTTCTAACCCCATTAAAACCGTATTGAAATCGCTTAAATCCCCTATAGTACTTATCTCATCATTAGCCAACGTTTTATAAATAATTTCGCTGATACAATTTGCCGTACCGTTATTAATAGTAATACCGTCACATGATAAATTATAGGCACAATAACCTGTAATTAAATCTATATCGTAACATAAATTTAGTTCTTTTCCGATAAAATCACTATCTACAGGTACAAAACCGACAAACGGTATGAAACATTGTATAGTAGCGTTAAAATCGTTTCCACTATCAGAATTAACAGGTAATAGCACGTTTCCGAAATCTACGTGTACCTTTGAATCGTCAACGCTATTTGTATTAATACTTGTATCAAAGTTAGCCAACTTTAAAGACGTTGGGGAAACATTCGGTACGTCCACGTAAACTTTGTGTAACCTGTTCACATATTTCCCAATATCATAATATTCATATTCGTAATTTTCATTTAACTTTTTAGTGAAACGAATTTTTGAGAAATCATCTAAAGTTTTTGTGTCTACTAGATAAACGTTAATACTACCATAACCTGTTACTTCTGTATCGGGGACTGTTCCACCTAACAGGGTAAAAGTTGAATCACTTACTTTTTCTCTGTCGTTTGGAAACGTAAAATTTAATGTTGCGGTTTTACCGTTGTTACTCAGAACAAAAGGGTGTTGTTCTGCTCCACCTGTTAACGGTTCCCAATTAGCAACAGGTAAATTCTCAGCGTCAAAATGAGTTTTACCATTTGCCGTTGCGATAACGTTAACAGTTTCGTTTTCGATGTAATAAGGTTTTAACCCTGTTACGTTGCACCCTGTCATATTATTAACGGTTGTGCAAACAAGACGGTAAGCACCCGACAAAGTAACCGTTGTGCCCGGTTTTACATCAGTTAATGATATATTTATAACGTTTTCCGAAAAATCGGGCACAAACGTTTTCGGTTCACCGTTAATATCGGTATACTCAACAGACACCCCAACAAACTTTGCATAATCGCTATAACCTGTAACAGTTATAGAAACGTTTGTACCGTCCACGGTGTGTGTTTCCTCACAATTACCTGTAATATTATTTATTATCTCAGTTTCCTTTGCTACTGTTTCACCTGTGAATATCAACCCTATATTTAAGTTATTTAAAGGTGTTCCAACATATTGTTGTGCTACTGTATTATTGTGAGAATAATTGAACCCAACATTACTATCATTTTTTAATGTCCCCTCAACAAATTTAAAACCGTCATCAGCTTTTAATGTTATTTTAGTCCACGCATTTTTTCCGTCATCACTATTTACACCTGTGTACATTTGTTCCAACGTACTGTGTGGCACATTGTTTACCAAATTACCAATAACTATCTGTTCCCCATTGTATGTTGTAGAATAACCGATAACAGAAACACTCATGCTTGCATAATTGTAATTTTTTACCGTTTCTATTATTGTTTCCGTGCTATCTTTTACAGTTTCAACATTTACGGTTTTATTGTGAAAGTGGCTGTCATTATCTTTAAATTCAAGTGTAAACGGTTCACCGTTCCAAACGGTATTTGCATTCAGAGTAAAAGTACAAATAACGTCATAACCCTTTGTTTTAAAATTAGCCTTTGCACCATAAAGGTTAAATTCCTTAATTGCTATACTCATAACTAATTACCTTTAATAGTTACCATTATAATGTTATCTTTATCACTAAATAACCCTTTATTAGGGAAATCTAGCTTTTTCAGTTTCGGGCGCAAATCGTAAGCGTTTTCACGGTTTGACGCATACTTATTTACATTTGCACCCTTTGTTAACGTACCTATAGAATCTAATATTTTATCTTTGTACGTCATTAAAACGTCCGTACGCAAATAAACCGTGCAAATATCACCGTCTTGTCGTATCTCAGAAACGAAATAGTAACGGTTCAAACTTTCTATATAAACGTAATTAAACGTTACTATATTAGTTGTACGGAAACGGATAACAGGTTCTAATATGTTTACAGTTGAATTTAGCACACCTGTGTATTCTTCGTTTTCCTGTAGCGTCTTATTAACCCTGTTAGGTTCACCGTTATAATTATAAGTTTTTATCAGCATACCACAAAAATTTTAAAAGGGTGCGCCCTGTGCTATCAACTACAGGAAACGCACCCTCACCAAAAGTTAAACAATTAAACAACAAAACTTAGGCAACAAAGAACACAACAAAGTTTTCGTTTGTGTCGTTAAAGTAACCGGCATCAAACTTGTAATAGTTGTTGAAAAACTCTGCTTTTGCGTTGTAGTTGGTTGTCACACGCTTATCAAGGTTTGTTACACCTAAAGCGTCACGGTCAAACATAACACCCAACACCCCGCTTACAGAAACGTTTGCCCCGCTCGCACTCTTTACGTCAATTTTTGACGTGTTTTCAAAGGCATAATTTTTGCCTGTTGCTTGCCAACTTGCAACTGTCTCAGCCTGTGGCAACAGAACATTCTCGCTATTGAACGTGTCGGCATACAGGTATGCTTTTGCTGCGGCTGCGAAATCAGACAACAGAACTGTGTGCAAAACGTCTTTCGGTGTGAATCGCTCCTTACCGCCAATGTTAAACAGGGTTGAAATTGTCTGCAAACGGTCTGAATACAAACCCATAACATAAGCCGCAAAACGGATAAAGTCGGGTGTTGTTATCGCTGCGGCTGCGGTCAAATGAGCACCTGTCTTATCGTTGTAAAGTTTCAACAGGTTAACGCATCGAACAGTACTAGCAGTTGAATAGTCAACTGTTTCGTGTGTTGACGGTACGAAACCGAAAGCGGTTTTGTCTGCGTCCAATGTCTCAGCTATCATGTTGTTAATTGTGCGCATAATGAGCGCATCTGTCTTGATAGTCATCGACTTGTCAACTGCTGAGTAAATCATTGACAGAAAACCGTTCATTTGTTCTGCGCTGCTGAAACTTTCTTTTACCTGTCTTTCTGTGATAGATACAGGAACCTCAAAAGTTACCTTTGAGTTAAAGAACTTAGCGGAAACAGTCGGTTTGTAGAAAACGTCCTGTTTGTACTCTTTACCGTCCTGTAAGTTCCAGGTATCATTTTCTTCTGCATCGGGCACATCAGCAGAGATTTTCTCCAATACAGAACCGAATTCCCAAGCGTCCATAAGCACACTCGGAACTTTACCCGAATAAGGGCGGTTTACGAATACCACTTTACCGATATGGTTTACAAGTGATTTAACATAATTGTCAACTTGGTTTTGGTTGAATACTTCGTTACCCAAATCGACTAAACCTGTAAGGTCTTCGTGTACCAACTCGGTATTACCCAAAACCTCACCCGATACGGTGTTAACTAAACTATAAATCTGTTTTACATTCATTTTTATAAAAATTTAAGTAATTAATAAATATCTACTGTTAACTCTTTCGCAAGTTCTGCTATCACTTGCATCTTGAAATTAGTTTTGCGCAAACTCATTTCTTTTTGAATAATTTCACTAACAGGAAAACCACCCGACAAACTGTTTTTAACAACTGTTTTCGTACCCGTTTCTTGTCTGTTCCCTGTAGAGTCTCTTTGTTGCTTTGTGTCATTTCCGAAATCTCCATTATTAAACGTTACACTTGAATCGACTGTATTGTTATTCCCTGTTTCGTCCACGGTGTTATTTACCGTTTCAGTTGTCTTTTCTGTTACAGGACTTAACACGTCATATTCTTTATTAAACACTTGAATCTGTTTTTGCCATTCGTCAAACTTTACTGTAATAATACTTTTTACAATATCATTTACAGTTTCATTTGTGATAGCATTAACAAAAGTTCTGTCCCCATATTTAAAACGAAAATCAATATCAATTATTTTTGGGTCATCTGTCCCAAATATTGAATCGTACAAAACAGGAAACAGGGGTTTAAAGATTTTTTCAAATAACCCATTTTCAGTTGTGAACAATTCATTTATTCTCATCTTTGTTTTCTTTTTCTTCTGTTTCTTCTGTTTCTTGCGTTTCCGTTTCCGTTTCTTCTGTTTCTTCTGTTTCTGTTTCCGTTTCTTCTGTTTCTTGCGTTTCTTCTGTTTCGTTTTCCGTTACAGGATGAACGTCTTCTGTTTCGGTGTGGTCGTGTCCGTCTTCTGTTGCTTGAAGTAACGACAAATAATTTTCGTGTTCAATTTTCCAACTTGAACCCAAAGTTACCGTAATATCTGTACCGAACATTTCGTTAACACGTTTCACACCCTCAACACGTTCTTTTAGCATTGAATCCACGAAAGGCATTAAAGCGTCTATATTCATTGAAACTTCTTGCGTGTTCAACCGCTCACGTTTCATGTTATAGTTAGCATTCAAACCCAAATCATTAAACATGCTAGCTTTGTAGTACTGCAACAGTTCAATTAATTGCCCGATTTGTTGGTTTCCCTGTGTCGGTGGGGTCTGTAAGTTTACACCTTTGAAAAAGGCATTTTCACCGATTACAGAAAAATCACCGTTCAAAATTTTCTGCAAAAACAATTCTGCGCTCTGTTTGGTCTTGTCATCGCTAGCAGAGATTAACATTGTAATACGTGTTAAAATGCTAGCTAAATTAAGCGTTATTGTTGCGTCTGTGTAAAGAACACCATATTTTCCGATAATCGGCAAAAGCGAATCCGCAAACGGTGTGTTGTTTATAACTACAATATCAGAACCGATTTTATAGGTTTTGTTCAACTGTAACCAAGGATTTGCGACAACATAATCTTTTCCGTAACCGTAAGCGTCACACTCGCCACCCCTTGAACCCTGTAAGGCATACAAATTACCGTCAACTTCTGCGATACCAACGTTTCCCGATGTTTGCAGAATCTTTTCAAGTTCAACAGGTGGAACAGTTTCGGGTGTTCCTGTGTATTCAAACATTTTAGAAGTCATGCAAAGAATACGTTGCATAAATGTAAATAATGCAGAATCTTTGTCTTTAACTTCTGTTTGATACCTGTTATATAAGTTTTCTTTTTTCATTTACTTAATTAGTGTTTTAATTAAGGTACAAAGTTCTGTTAACACTTTCGTGTTACTTTGTACTGTTTCGTTTAACTTGTCGGTTTCGTTTTGATGTCTTTCGTTCTGCTTTTCCATATAGAAAAACAGGGCGATACAAACCGTAACAGGAAAACCAACGTTACTTATTAATGATGCAATTTCGTTTACGTCCATATAGCAAATTTTAACTTTGTTATTTAATGCTGCAAAGATAGTTTTTTTATTTGGTAAAAACAAATAAAACAGGGGAAAATTATTTCATGTGAAACATTTTTAACCCCTGTTAACAGATATTAAGTAATTATGTTACTGCGTGCACTCGCCATTAAATAGTTACGCACAATTTCACCTATTTCGTTATTCTGATAAAATACCTTATCGGTGGCGAAATACTTTGTTATTTGCTGCTCCACATAACTTGCGTTACTTAGTAACTTTCTTTTATAATTCGGTTTGCCGTTCATTTGCAGCGAATAAATCAAACTATTATCTGTATCTTTAATCGGTGTTGTTTTGTTGTGGATATATATAAAATTGTTTACCCCTGTTTTGTCCTCAACCTGTATCACGTTACCCTGTAGGGTCATTTCGTTAAACTGAATATAGAAGACAAACAACACATCGTTTGGTTTGTATTTTACAGGCAAATGCGGATATGCTGCTAGTTCCCATTTACCGCCTGTAATCATCTGCAAATTCTCATTATCGAAACAGAAATATTTGTTACTAGCTTTATGCCTGACAATAGTACTACAATATTCTACTGCAACAGTAGCACCGTACTCACCGAAACGGTAAATATCAATAGTTCCCTGTTCCATCACTCGCACTTGTTTCAACCCCATTTCGGTAAAATAAGGGCAAAACTGATTAACGGTGTTACCTAACATAAAAACTTTAACATCGTTTCTCTGTCTGATAATTGTACTTAACAGGTTCATATATAACATGAATTCGTCAGGCAAATAATATCTTCTAGTTAAAAACTCATCAAATACAACTGTAGTTATATTCGGGTAACTGCTTGACTTTTCGTGTTCCTGTTCTGATAAACAGAAACCGAAACAAAACGGTGTGTTATCGGGTACACGTTTCTTTGTTTCGGGGTCATAAGACGAAAGAAACCATTTACCCGAAACGTAAAACACTTCGTTAAACTTACCGTCTGTTAGTTCCTGTATTACACCGTTTGCCACATGATTTGCAAATAAACTTTCGGCACGTTTTCCCCTTAAATCTTCTCGCCAACGTCTAATATATGCCATTTGTTTTCCTGTGCGCAAATATTCTTTAATACCATACAGTAACGTTGCATAAGTTTTACCGTTTGAACGTTCACCGAAAATCACGTTGTAATCTGCATTTTTTGATAAAATGCGGCTTAAACTGTAAAATTTAGGTGTTTCCACTTTTTCTTTTTTCTGTTTCATATTATTCCTTTTTTAATCTTATTCCCATTAAATAATTTATATAAAGTACTGAAAGACTAAGTGTATAACCTGTTGGTTCTAAGTGTACCCCTGTTACTGTGTCGTAACTTGAAATAACCCCTTTATAGTCTTTTATTGTACCTGTCTGCTCATAATCTATATATGTATGAATATTCTTACCTGTTGCCGTTGGCGGTATGTCTAAGTAATTGGTAAAAGCGTCAAAGATACCTTTTTCCCCGAAAGTTTCTAACATGTAGGGTATAGCAGATTTTTTGTTAACACCCGAAACTGTCATACTGTAATCATAATTTTTACCGTTAACAGTAAGGGCATTTTCTTCTTCTACCATGTATCTTTTAGCGCCTAAAGTTTTGAAACGTCTGTATCGTCCCTCATAATCCCAAACACCAAGCGGTTTTGCTATTCCTTTTATCGTTACAGGTTCAACCTTTTCAAAGGGTATTTTATGAAACTTACATGCAGCACGTAATTTCTGTTGCGCTAAATCATTGTATAGCTTGAAATACTCTTTGTGTGCGTCACCGTTCATTATCTTAACGCTATCGGTATCACTATATATATAGTCGTCCCCACATTCTGAAATACCTGTAAATAGGTTCCGTCTTGCATAAGCCGTTACATAAATACCCCAAGGGTAAAAAAGAAATCTGTTTCTACTGTCGTTGTATTTGCTTAACATTTCTAACTGTTTTTCGCCTGTTAGGTGTTCCACGTCCCAATTTTCACCGTCACATAAAATCTCATCACGCAAAGGGTTTGTGACGCTCATACCGTAACAACTGTTTAGCATTTCTTTGCTATTCAAGTATTCAACTTCTTTTCCCTTTACACCCTTTAGTTTGGTTTTCATTTCATACAGGTGCAAAATTGATTTCACAAATTCAGTCGGCAAATACTCTTTTCTGTAACAAATCATTTTGCCTATTCGTATACGCTCCCAAGAATAAAACTGCGAAAAGACTTTAAAGTCTATTTCTGTTATAGTCATACATATTTTACTAGCGCAAACCAAACGACCGTTATTTTCAGAAACATTTTCTTTCACGAAACACTTACTTACCGATATGGGGTTTTCGTTTTCTGATTTAGCAAAAATGTTTGTTATCTCAATATCAAAGACACAACAAAATTTGTTAGTCATAAATTCAAACTGTTTTATAGATTTAACAGGAACAAAAACCCCTGTGCTCATCGGAAACTTTTCTGATACCATAACATACGGGTAACTACTTGTAAAGTCGTAACTATCTACGTTTTCCATAACTTCGTCAGTATACTTTGCATTTGCATGAGTAAAGCCGCCCGAGAAAGCACGTTGCAACATTTCAAATTCTTCGATACCTGTTATATTTAAATCGTGTATTTTATCGAAATACTTAAAGTTTGGTGTTGTCTTGCCTGTTTCGTCAGTTGTCTTGAAGCATACAGAACGACAATATTTACGAACAAAACCTGTTTTTGTCAAAGGTAATTTCGTTATTCCCTTGTAACGTTCTATTAATTCCTGTACATAACACATAACTACTTTTATATCGTTCAAACAGTAACCAATTTCTTTTTGCGTTAACGGTGTTTGACTGTGACGCAATAGACTGTAGTCTAAATCGCCAACTAATTTCTCACACTTGTAAGTGTGTAACTGTTCTCCCAACTTTGCCAACGAATAACCCGATAACAGGTAACTACATCTAAACTCTAAACCGTCTTTAGTTATTCCGTAAATCGGTTTGCGTAAATCTATAGAGAAAACTTTTTCCCATTGTAACAATTCACGGATAAATTGAAACTCATAAGCCAAATTGTGAACGTAAATAATAACACGTCTTTTTTGGTTTAAATCTAGCAAAGTTACTATCTCAGACAACATTTTAATAAATTCGTCCCAAGTTCGACCTATTATGCAAAAACCGTTTATTCCAAATTGCCAAACATACATTAAAGAACACTTTTCCATTTTTGTGTCTTTACCGCCTAATTTTATATATCGGTCATAACTGTATGTTTCACCGTCTGCGTCCCTATAGAAAGATGTAGTTTCAATATCGAAAGACACAGGCACATTAAGGAACTTTTCGCCCTTATTATTGCCTGTAAAATTCTTTTCGTTAACCGCCAAAGATAAAACCTTTGCAATATCTTTTGGGGTGTAAACTTCTGCATGTAGTTCAAAGGGTATCTTTTTCATTATAAACCGAAATCTTTAAAACTATCCAATATTTTTTGTACTGTTTCTTCGACTTTTTCGCCAACGTTATCAATACTATTTTGTAAGTTATCTGCTATTTTTATAGCGTCACTTTCGATTTGGTCTGATACGTCCCTTGCGTCCTGTTCAAGTTCGCCTGTAAAGTCTTTATATTGCATAAGGTATTGTTCCAAAAATTTTTGATCTGATACGCTAGCAATCTTACCTATTAACTTTTCTTGCATTAAAGAAAACTCATCATCTGATAACTTATAAGTTTTCTTTAAATGTTTTGCGTATTCATTCGTACCTGTTGCGGTTGAGGTTGGCTGCTGCAAAAATGCTATAGCCTTTGAATATTCTATTTTTAAATCGCTCCATTCATGTTTCATTGAAAATTTAGAATATCCTTTTACATCACCTTTATTTAACGCAACAACTGCGGGAGAAACAACACCATTTTTCTCTATATTCTGTATACGTCTGTTTGCCTGTTGAAATACTTTAGCAATTTCTTTTCGTAAACTGCTACTACTTTCAATGGCGTTTATTATTTCTTTTTTTACATGCGCTTTTTTCGTTGCCTTAAATGTTCGACCACTGAAGCCTATAGGATTTTTGTTTGCCATAACATTGTTAATTTAAAATGAAACAAAAACAGGGATAACAATAAAAATACTGTTACCCCTGTGAAATTATCACCCTTTACACTACACTGCGCTACTTATCTACAAAGGTAATACCATAACACTTCTTCGCATGAGAATCGTATTCATAAATTGTGTAACCTACCTTGTTAGCCTTGATAGCTTCGACCGCCTCACTATCCGCCAAAATTTCACGAATTGTGTCGCCTGTGAATTGTGGCAAATTTACCAAGCGTTTGTTTTCTGCGTCAATAATTACAGGCGAATCACCCAAAGGGGATTTGTGAACGTACAAACCGTTAATCGGGTGCACCACATCATCGCCACCGTCCTTTTTACTGTTGTAGATGTCTGTCAACTTTACAAACGGAAAATCTGTTGTATCAATACCGAAACTTGTTTTGTTGAACTTACTTGCAAAACTAAAACCTTTAACCATAACTTAAATATTTAACGTTAAACTTCTTGTTACCTGTAGGGGTGTTACTTTACTTCTGTTACACCGTTGGCTGCTGCGAATTCGTTCAACCACTTCTTAAAGCGGTTCAACTTAATAACCGCCTTGTCATCTTTTGCTACTTCGTTAGAAGTCATCAAAGCGTTAACACTTGTAACACAGTTAAAAATAATTTCATTAAAATTTTCGTTCATAATTTACCTAATTTAAATTGTTAAACTTATTGTTTCTAAAATACGGTGCAAAGATACGTCAAATTTGCAAATCCACCAAATTATTTTTGTTAAATAGTGTTAAAGAATTAATTTAATAGTTGTTAACACTTTGTTTCACATGAAACATCTGCTCTTACTGTTCCACGTGAAACATTTCTTTTGTGAAAAATTAACTGTGTTAACGGTGTGTTAAATGTGTTAATACTTGTTAATTGTGGTACTTGTGGCACGGCAACAAAAAGCGTGCCAAAGTGTGTTAGCAAATGTTAAAAACCTGTTGGGAAATGTTAAAATGGGGTGCCTTGTGTACCTTTT